ACAAACTGCTGCAGGGTGTGTATGAACGACGTCAAGCCCAGATTGATGTGCTGGCAGAACTCCTGCGCACCGTGAGTGCGTTCATGCCTGTGAGCATCACAGAAGTGTTGGCCTGCAGCGAAATATCAGACTCAGACATAGAAGGAGACGCAGATGAATTACTTGAAGCCGTTCGTGATGATTTGGAACAACTCAAAGGCTGTTATGAAGAACTCATGGCAGTGGCTGATTCGGAAGGTCACGCGGAAATAAGCAACTACGCACAAGACCAGATCTTAGACATAGCAAAAAGCATCTGGATGCTGAATTCTACCCTGGACTGATTCCAAAAACCTTAAAAAAAGCCTGCCGCACGGCACCGCTGTGCTGTGGTTTACGCCGTAAAATGTTAGTCCAGCACCCTGGGTAGCAGGCACACAAAATAAAACCACAAGATCTGTGGTTGTTTTATTTCAGGCGTCGATATGCGTACGAGCCACGCACATCGTATCCGCGACCAGCGTGTATACGTAAAAACGCTGCCTGATCTCCACGCACAGTGCTGGAGCATATGACAGGCACTTGACACAACGCAGCCCAGGTTTCCCAAAGATCAATCATGTCTTGAATCAGTCGGATTCTTGTTCTTGTACTCAGTGCCAAATCCACGTGTGCCATTTTGATCACTACCATCTCATCATCTGACCAAGGTGCTCGTTGATTGCGTTCTGCCCAGGTGTAGGCAACCAGTTGATCTTGCCCTGTTCGTGCAACACTGATCAATTGTGTCAAGGGTGAATAGAACTGTTGTACCACAGCCAAGGTAATGTTGCGTGAGTAGGCAATGGGGTCTGGTGTGAAGATTTGGTCAATCTCTGACTCAAAGTGATCCTGTGCCATTCGCACAATGTCTGGCACATCACCGCCGTGTGCTGGTCTCCAATCAATCACTGGTAATGTTCCCGGATGCGTTGTCCGTGTAGCCTACGTGTGATTATTTCTATGTTGTTCACGGTCCAAGAACCCTCAATGTCCCGACGAGTCATACACAAGCACGTGGCAGCACGTCCACGATTGGCCCAGTACGGCAACCAAGCATCACGCCATTGCTCCCAGGTCAACTGCCAGTCGTCTCCACGCAGTCGTGAAGTCACACGATGATAGCCAAAAGCAATGTACATTCTATGATGTTCAGGGTCTGGTCCAGAGAACCATTGAGTGGTGGCAGCACCTCGAGGGCGGCCTACAGGGCGTCGGGTTGTATCCATATGGGGGTCAAAAAGTCTGGTGCGGCGTGGTGTATCACAGTGTTCCACTTGGGATCTGTGAATTCTATCAAGGTGTCAAGGTCCTGATTTTGGCCCAGGCTGTGCCAGGCCGTTTCAGGTATGTTCAAATCCCAAAAGTCTGGCCAGGCGTCAATGCTCAACAAATAATAGGTCATAACAATAAAGGTGTCGGCAGTGTGGGATTGGATGACAGGTTACCATGGCGATAGTAATCTTTCAAACTTGAAAGGATCTGACCCTAACACTTTACCTTTAGGATAGATGGAGCACCAATCTTGCTCTGCGTTTAAACTCAGCGTCGCGATTGACACCAAGTTCCTCACTGCCGACAGAGTATTTAGTACCAGTGGCGTAGAACCCACACAAACACAGGCAAAACTGATCACTACTTAACTGCCATAAACTATTGCTTTCTGTGTGTTTGTCATATATACTACACTATGAAAGGGTCGTAATCTATGACAAACAACACAAATACTTCGCGAGAACTATATACTCGCTCGCGAGAACAATATAAAAATAAAAATATAAAACAATATATCTCGCATGAGAGCGAAGATAGTATCGGGGATATGGTCTCTAAAGAGACCAGCCTACTGGCCCAGAGGCAAGCCTCTGCTCCCGTGGCATTTGTCTCTGACAAAGTCTCCCTTGAGTCAGCGACGTCGTCGCCGGGAAGTCAAGGGGCAGAGGAGGGTAATGTTATTAGCCCGCGAGAACTATATACTCGCTGGTCAGGCATCAGTGTGCATCACGTGCGCAGTGTGAAAGGTGTAAAGATTGGCATCTCACTACAGCGTCCAGAATGGGTTGCCCAGGCACGCACACTGCAGATCACAGCAGAACTCAAACGCTATGATCGCCTGCGTGAAGTGCGACCCCTGGCAGATGATTCAGAGTTCTTCTGTGAGTATCTAGCAGGTGTCAAACAAGTGCTACATACCAATCGAGATAGATCAGCGTGTTTGGGTCGAGCACATCAGCGTGGTGCTCGCAGAGCCTGGATACAGGACACCCTGGTGTTGGCCCACCTGCGTGAGGGCAAGATTAACGCAGTCACCATGTACATCGAAGGCGAGCAGTTGATCATACCAATGGATCATGTCATGAGCGAGCAACAAACACGAGTGTATCACTCCACAGGCATACACGGACACCTGGTGTTCAATCGCCGCAGTCCCAGAATAGATGATTTACCCTTAACTCAACCAGGAGCATTCCGATGACACAACGACTAAACGACACCGCAAGAAGCATCAATCACGCTGTTTGGGAACAGCGACGCCACTCACCCAGTGTGGTCACCACTGCTCGCTGGCACGAGGAGTTTATAGCACAGGGGTTGGATCGCAGTCAGAGTTTTGCTGAGTATCGCAAGATGCGTATGCGTCAGTGGCGTCAGGCACAGCGTGACAAGAAGAAAAAGTAAGTGGCCGCCAGGTGTGTAAGAACTGTTGAACCTCCAGATCCAAAGGAACAGTAAGGCTCACGCTCTGTTGCCAACCAGATTTAAGGCGTCTGTAGGTAGTGCGGGTCTGTCTCATAGACATATTTAACAACCCTGATAATTCACGACAATCATATATAACCAAAGGAAACACACAATGGGACAAGCAAGACTACGTGCCAAGGAAATAGCAGAGATCAAGCGGTGGGGCGGTCGTCTGATTGACACACCTGAGAAGACCCGGCCAGTGATGTTTAGAGCAGGCGATGACATGTGGATGATAACTGACGGGGAGTTTGGCGCAGAGCTTGCTCAAGCACATGAACTCAAACATCCCATAGAAGTGCAAGCAGCCATGGCACGGTTAGCACTCATAGCAGAACGGTCAGGACTAAAGGAAGCGGAATGTCAGCAGTGGTTTATGTTGCAACTCAAAATCTATGCTGACGCAAAATTAGCAACTCCCATGCCAAAACCCATTGTATTTGCGCAGTCGCTAAATATGAATAACAATCAGAAATAATCAGATAGGAAAAGATATGAACATAGTAATGACACCCATCAACGACATCAAACCCTACGCCAAAAACCCGCGTAAGAATGATCGGGCAGTGGACACCGTGGCCAAATCACTGGAGCAATATGGATTCCAGCAGCCCATTGTGGTGGACCGAGACCATGTGATAGTGGTAGGACACACGCGATATCGCGCAGCCCATAAACTGAACCTAAAGCAAGTGCCTGTGCTGGTAGCAGATACTCTGTCTGACGAACAGGTGCGAGCCTACAGACTCATGGACAACCGTAGCAACGAAAACGCACAATGGGACAACACCCTGCTGATGGAAGAACTGCAGGTCATGCTGGACGGCATAACCATACAGGATGTGAGCTATCAATCAGGATTTAGCGAAAGCGAACTCAACAAACTGTTTCGCGACGACGAAGATCTACTAGATCAAGTTCGCGATGTGCTCACGCCCGAAACCTACAGTGAGTCAGGCGATGTATGGGTGCTGGGGCGCCATCGCATAGTGAACGGCGACTCAACAGCAGCAGACACAGTGGCAGCACTGTTAGGCACAGAAAAGATTGACCTAGTGTGGGAAGACGCTCCTTACGGTGTGGCATACCAGACAGCCAACGGTATCAATCACAGCAAAGAATACAATGAACTAAAAAATCACAAGATTGTGAATGATTCATTAAGTGGTGAACAACTGGACGCATTCCTGGACGCACATCTCCAAGCAGTGATGCCTTACGTAAGACCTGGAGCCAGCCTGTACTGGTGTCATGACATTAGATACAATCATCAGTTCAAACAAGTGCTGGAAAAGAACAACGTACACATAGCAGACACTCTGATCTGGCGCAAGAACAACGCCAGCACCTGGCTCACAGACTACGCCAAATACTACGAGCCCATTATCTACGGCTGGAAGTCTGGAGCAGAACACTCCTGGTACGGTCACAAGATGCATCCCAACGCATTTGACCTAGACGACCTAGAAAAGAAAACACCAGCACAACTGATCAAGATTATTCGAGACTTTGACACCAACTATCAAGAGTTCAAAAAAGAGCCACGCAAAACAGCCAGTTTACATCCCACGGTCAAACCAGTGAAACTGATAGAGTATCACATGATCAACAGCAGTCAAATAAACGACATAGTGTATGATGGCTTCTCAGGATCAGGATCAACCTTGATGGCAGCAGAGATATCAGGTCGCTGTGCTCGCTGTGTGGAACTGGAGCCTAAGTTTGTGGACGTGACCATACGACGCTGGCAAGAGCTAACAGGCCTACAGGCAGTGAGAGAGAGTGATGGTGTGCTGTGGGATGACCTGGCCAATCCAGAACCTTTTGACCGTGATCAGGCCCTACACAACAACATGACAGAACTATTCGATCTGCCCACAGGAACCTAAATGGACGCACAACAACTACAACAAGAACTTGAGCGAGCCGCAACCAGTCTTCTCACAGACGATGAGATAGTAAAAAGCCTGGGCATAACACAGACACAACTGAATCGAAACTACGCTGTGGTGGAACGAGCACGCCTAAAGCTAAAACAAAAGCTCAACGCCAAACGCATTAACGATGCTGCTCAAGGTCCAGGTGCTGATCAACTGGTGCAAAGCATACCCAAAAGCCGTGCTGGAGGACGTAGACCCGGAGCAGGCAGACCAACAGGCAGCACCAACAAGATATCCATACAAAGCATATTGACCAGCGTGTACAGCCACACAGGTGAAAATCTAGAAGATCTCATAGCACAAGGCTATGCAGAAAGCATAGAAAACAACGACCGTAATACTCGTCTACAATACGAAAAGATGTTTCTGGGCAAAGTAGTAGGAGATCGAGTCAACGTAGAACACTCAGAAGATCCACAGCAACTGGAACACAAGCAAGCAGCATTCAGAGAAGCACTAGCCAAACTTAACGAAATTGCCACCTCAACTAAATAATCGTACTATGCCACTGATCAAATCAACATCCATGAAGGCCTTCAAGGAAAACATTAAAAAGGAAGTAGCTGCCGGTAAGCCCACCAAGCAAGCCGTGGCCATTGCCTATGCTACAAAACGTGCGGCTGGTACAACAAAGACTTCGAAGTCAAAAGGAAAAACTAAATGAAACCTAATTCAAAAACACAGAGTGATACCACACTCAAGTTTGACGGTGCTGAACGTGAAACCACTGGCCGTGTACGTGCTGGTGTGCATGTGAACAAATGGAGCGGTCATCTTAATGATGGCAGGCTTGTGAACAAAGGTCGTGGACCCACAGTGGGCAACAACGGTGATTGCGACACGCCTCGGAACCTTGGTGCAAGTGTAACCAAAGATGCACATCGCCGGGCACCCACAGCTGCCACACCGTCACTGCCCAAGCAAGGTTCAGTGCGTGACTCAATCAACCGTGGAGCACAAGTGCGTGGCTCTGGTATGACTGCAGTTAAGAAGCCTTCAAACCCTGACAGCATTCGCGTTGGTCAGAGTGGTGGCACCAGTTATGGCGCAGTGACCAAAGGTAGCCGTCCAGTGGCAGCAGGTTCAACTGGTGGCATCAACTATGGCCCCAAGAGCCAATACTAATAGGACTGACACAAAATGGTTCCATTCACACCCATCGGTCCATCAGCAGTAGTAGACTACACTGATGACTCTACCGACACATCAATCACAATCCAGACTGGCGGCATTGGCATGCCCAACGTGCTGTACTGTGTGAACGAAGACGCTGCCAATATCGTGGCAGTGAATTATAGTTTCAATGCATTAGACACCAATGCAAGTGTTCCTACTTCAGGTGCCAATGGTATTGGAGTAATCATTCCACCTTATGGCTATGCCTTGATTGCTGTGGCACAAGCACCCAATGCCACAGGCAACATCTACATCAGTGCCGCTGGCCATTCACCCACTGGTTCAGTATACATCACACCCGGAGTCCTATTATGAGAACATCAACAACCAATATGAATGCCAAGAGCATCAACCAGAAGCGTGGCCCCACAACAGGCAACCACAACACTGGTTCTAAACGTGCGGACTTTATGGCTGAAAAGGCCAAGTCAGGATCAGAGAAAAGTGCTCTGGCTGATATGGTCACAGACGCTGTGGCACGTCGTGGCGAACTAATGCGCAGTGTTAGAGATCCAGCAGTGGAGCCACTCAAGGCCAAGGTCAATGTTGGTCGTGGTCCTACCAAGGGCAACGCTGGCAAACAACAGAAGTCAGCAGCAGCCCGCAAGGGTGCCTTAGGCGCCAGTTCCGGTTATTGATTAACCCCCACTTGGGCACACAAGGGTGTGCTCAAGTTTATGTTCTGACAAGGAAAAGATATGAACAACAAACCTAAACCCACCCCCACAGAAAACATCTGGGATGACACAGTAGAACCTGCAGTGCCCTCTGAACCAGAAGCCCGACCCACCAGACTCAAGAAGCCTCAAGAGCCCGCACCTGTTGATCGTGAATTCGACACAGAAGGCTTGATGACCGACTTCCCTACGGCCAAGGACCTAGAACGCTTTGTGTACGATGAAACAGGCATAGTGCTGAACCTTAAAGGTCGTGCCAACAAACTCAAATATCAAATAGCCATGGACACACTCAACGGTGTAAACGTGGAAGAAAAGTACATTGGTCGAGACAATCCTTACCTGGACAAGACTGACCTTGTGCCTGAAGAGCCTCTGAAAACTCTGCCTCCCAATGATGCTTCAATCCCAGGTCGTGATCAGATTCAAAATG